CATTTGGCCGCCGGGTGGTTCTACGTCCTTTCTTGAAGCTTTTTTCGGCTTTTTTGGGATGGACTCTAATTGTCCCTCGTCAATGTACTTATGGTCTTGAACTTTTCCCTCTTTATCTAATTTCGGTTCTACACAATATTGTCGGCAGCCGTTCAAATATTCAACTCTCGCTGTAATCGTCCCTTCAAATCCACTCACTTGATCCTTTACCCGGATTCCCTGTCTAAATTTCCAATATGTCGTAAAATTCGAATTCATTTTTTCTTCTCCTTTATTTTCCTAAAATTTGGTTGATGATGGCTGGTATCGATGGATTCTCAATAACCAGTCCCAAGCGCTGTCCCGGTGAACGATCTTTGGCCAACCATTTGCCGAAAGGACGACATAATAACCGCCTGGGCGTTTGGTCCGCGTTCTCCTCGGCGTCCTCTTCGGCGGCCGCTTCGGAGTCCACATACATGTAGCCAATAATATCCATGTATCCCATGACGGCGGTTCGTAGCTTGGGGGTTAACATGGGGTGGACAACCTCATTCTTATCTTTGTCCTGGGACATCGCATCGTGACAGGAAAAGAACACGTGCATAGGCAGATCACGGAATTGACGCACTACGCGTCGTAATTGCTGTGTACTGGTTCCGTAATCTTCCCGCCAAATGTCATCTAATGATTCCCGTTTTGCCCCGGATGCGCTGATTTTGTTCACTAACCTTTTAACAATGTCCTCTAGGTTGATCATCTGCAGTTCCGACAAGGAATCGATGCCGACGGATTTGTAGGGATGGTCGCCCTTCGCTAAGTACCAGAATATTTCTTGCAGATGGTTAAAATTCTTCAAATCAACAACGTCCGGCGGCTGGTCTAATCCGAGGACTTTAGAATCGGTCACACTAAGCATGCCACCCTCAACGTTAACCAGCAATATCGGCGCCGTTAGCTTGTGTAATCCCGCCGTAGCTAATAGGGATGTTTTTCCGACACCGGGCGGGCCATAAACTATCATCTTTAGTTTATATCGCTCAATGTGGGGTTTGTAGATTATGGGTGTCGTCGAATTCATCGGTTCTACAATCGGCGTCTGCAATGATTCGACATTCTCCTCGGGTTCCAACTTTGGAGTCGGTGTTTTTTGTTTCGTGCTCATTAAGCACCTCCTTTTTATTTGTCCCCCTCGTTGACATCAGGAAAAACATCCTCTTCCTTATAGCCACGGAAAGGGCTCTTTTCTCTTGGGATTTTTGGTTCAAACTGATTCTCGATAATGTATTCGATATCACCTCCCTTTAAGGACTCTAGGCACAGTTCCCGATAAGAACATTGTCCACAGGTAATGAAAGATTCGCTCCGATAGATGTGCTTCTTGCTTTTCTGCATGTCCCAAATACGACGTTCCATATCACGGGCAAATAATCGCATTTCGACCAGAGGGCGGAATATGTAATTGCGTTGAAAAAATTTAAAATCAGCAAGCTTGCCCTCCATCTCCTGATAATCGTTCGGATCCAACTTCTGCTTGATGACGAAATCTCGATAGGTTTGCCAGTCAGTGTAAACTACAGCCTTGGACACGCTACCATCTTTGTTAATCTTGGGAACGGCTGGGAGCCGACCTAAGATTTGATTGTACATTGTCCCAACGATATGGTAACCGAGGCGATAAGCAGCATACTGATAGGTACCTATTTGTCCATCTAAATCTAAATTTTCCTCGGTACGGAAGCGTTGCTGCGGAAACTTGTGCTCCAATAACCACAGATGGCCATGGTTTCTAATACCACGAATCGGTATTTCAAATTCATGCTCGACTAATACTGTTTCGAATTTGTCTTGGTAATAATCTAAGTATCGAGGAATAATAGATAGAATGAGATTTGCTATTTCCTGACGCTCTGCTTCCTCTTCCTCGAAGAGCGGCCTTCTGTTGATCTCTTGCTTTAACCAATCGTTCACGGCTTGTGTCCAATTTTTACCCTGCAGTACAGCTGCAATCGCAGCATGTCCGCAGGAGCCCACGGATGGCGCTCGTTCAACGCGTTTTGGGACGATGCCGACCTCGTAAGCCCAACGCCATTTTTCCCGACAAGCACACCAAGTCTGAATTTCAGACCAACTAACATTTTTGTTTTTCTTCATAGAGACCTCCATATTACATTACGGTACAATAAGAATTGTCAGGTACCGACTTGGACCCATCCCCTGGATACAAGCTCTTTCTTAGCCTTGGAATCACCGCCGGCAGCGGCCTTTTTCAGGGCTGATTTAAGCTTCATGTCGTGCCCGGGTAAAAATCGGCTTCCTTTTCTAGTCATCACCCGGCAGCCGCACTCGCAGGGCTTCGGATCTGTGGTGGTGACGACGGTTCTGCGTTTGGCGGGCTGCTTACCGCCGGCATTCTTCAATACTTCAAAGAGTTTGTCCAATTTTTTAAGCACCTTGTCGCATTCGGCATCAGTGAGCTTGTCAAGGTCCCTGTTCATTCTGAATTGATGCTTACCGTAGACCAAAACACATCCGAGCTGGTTTGGTACTTTTACGACCTCGCAATACTTACGGATCTTTGCGCGTGAAGACATTCCGGGTGCCTTCTTCTTTCCCGCGGCCTTCTTTGCCGGGGGCTTTGCCTTTGAAACTTTTTTCTTTTCGGTCATTTTGACCTCCTTTTAAGATTTTTCTGAAATTTTTGTGGCTTAGGTTATTGTTTTTGTTGTTTCACCTCCTTTTGCCTTGCTTTGCTCTTGAACTTTGTTTAGAATACATTTTGCTCCTCCTCTATTTCTACATATGTATTCCTCTGTACTGTGAGGCACCTGAAAAGCTCGGCATTCATCCTCATAATTCTGAGGGCAAATTTCGCATACAGAATCAGGAACGTCATAAATCTTTTGTTTTACCATTTTATCTCCTTTTTCTGTTAATTATAGAAGCTATAAGAGAAATTTTTCCCGTCAGTACATCTTCAATTATTTCATCTACAGTATCGCGACATAACAATTCTATGATATGTACGGAACGTGTTTGCATATGCGGGCGGGTTCTGTCTATGGCCTGTTCGTTAGTGGCGGGGGTCCAGTGCTTGTCTAAAAAGATCACCAGGCTTGCTGCCGTTAGGGTAATACCGCATCCGCCGGCCTGTGTTGTTGTTAAAAAAACTTGTATTTCAGGATTAGTTTGAAAGTGTCTAATATAATTATCACGATCTTTTTCCTTGGTTTCCCCGATGAATACTACATAACCAATTTTTTCCGCCTCTAAATAGCGAGCTACTATTTTTATCGCTTCAGCGAATTGAGAGAATACTAACACTTTTTGGTTAGTGCCGTGAAGGATATCTATCAAGGCATCGAGCTTAACGCCCTCCGGTCTGCCACCTATCAAGCCAGGGGATACGGCCACTTGTTTGCATCGGGTTAATTGGGCCAGGATCCCGGGAGTTATCACAGTTGTATCATCATCCACCTTGGTCATGGCTGCTTTCTCGATATCCCGGTAGATACGTAACTGCTCTCCCTCCATATCCAGCCATACTTTTTGGTAAACTTTGCGGGGCATGTCGGGGAATACTTCCTCCTTTTCCCGGCGTAAAAATACGGGGGCTATTTCCGCCCGTAACTCTTCGGGTCGTGTTGGCTTTCCGTCTATTACCCAACCATATTGATTTCGGTAAACGACGGTATGTCGCCTTACGAATGACCAGAATGACGGCCATCGGCCGGGATGGATAACGTGCAAAGGGGACCACAATTCATCCACCCGATTCATGATCGGCGTACCGGTTAGCAAGTAAACACGCTCCGTCCTGGCAGCCAATCTGCGGACGCCCTCGGTCTGCCTTGATTTGCGGTTTTTTATACTGTGGGCTTCGTCTACAACAATAATATCCCACCGTGCGGCCAACAAATCACCGATTAGGCTGTAACCGTTGACTTGCTTGGTGCGAGGATAACGGACAGTTTCGATATTGATTACCAAAAATCCGTATTCGAAATTTCCGATCGTTTCTTTTTTCTTTTTATGATTACCCCGCAGCACGGATACGTTCCAGCCGGGAGCCCATTTATTAATTTCTGTTTCCCAATAGCCTTTCAAAGTATTGGGACAGATTATCAATATTCGATTTGATTCTGTACATAAGCAAGCAATAATCGCCTCGGCTGTTTTGCCCAGGCCCATATCATCACCCAGCATGGCTCGGCGGGCTTGTAGCAAAAAGCGCACGCCGATCCGCTGGAATTCGTATAAGGTTGAATTCATTCTCCCTCGTATTGGCAACCCTGAAGTTCGACCATTATATTAGAAAGTTGTTGTTGGTACTCGTCTTGTAATTCTTCGAGTTTCTGTTCCTTAGTCTGGTCCACAGCAAGATCCGAGTCTTCAATATCGCTGATATCAGGTTTTTTCACATCTAAATCTACGCTCTCAAGTGTGTCAGCCCACTCTTCGCAGGCCTCATAGCGACCCTGTAAAAGTTCGCCAGTTGGGCTTTCCTGTAATGAATCGGGCATGTTGTCGAGTTTATCGCTCTGCTCTTCACCGAGTTGACGAATTTCGCTGACAATTTCATCAACTTCCATTTCGAGCTCTTCGAAAGTATTGCTTGATAAACCATCAATACGTTCTCCAATACTCAATTGTGTACTTAGAAACTCAGACTGCGTGAGCTGGCTAGGACGCGGGTGTGTCTTGGATTTGTGCTTTCCACCAAAGCGGAATTTCCACCAGTAATAACTGTCGCCTTTCCGAATTCCCACGTCAGGATAATCCTTCGCGGCCGTCTTCACAAAGTTAACTCTTGGCATTTTAACCTCCTTATTTTCCTGGCTCTTTATAAATATCTCGAAAAAGCCTGATTCCAACTTCAATAGCCTTTTTCTCGGTGATCCACGAACATCTGTCGCCCCAAATTTTCTCTCCGGACTCTAATTGGATAAGGGGGATTCCTTCGGGAGTCTTTCCTAAAATAATGTCCTTAGCTGATACGGCAATCTCTACAACGGTTCCCCATCCCAAACAAGTATGTTTCTCTTCGTCCCATACCTGGACTTTATCTCCCTTTTTCATGATACCTCCTTATCTTATTTTATGACTAGTACCCTGTAGTCCTAATTTTCGGATCTGTTTACGGGCCAAAATATCAGCCTCGGCTTTTGAATCTGCCTCTACGCTAAATTCAGCAGCTTTGCAACCAAAAGGAGAAATTACTGTAACGAAGAATTTTATCTTAATACCCGATCTAACGGGTTTCTCAATCTGTTTTCTGCAAACCTTTTGGTGTTCAACAAATTCTAAATCTCTCCTTAAAGGCGCCGGGACACGAATACATAGTGGGTAGTCCTCCATAAAGCGATCGAGCCGTTCGTAAAGCTCCGCCTGGAGTTTATTTATCTCGGCATGTGTTTCCGGATTGACGATTATCCCCGGCGGTGATTGCTCGACTTCCTCCATCAGTCGGGCGTGTTTCAGAGCCAATTCCCGAGCGTTAAAATCTTTGTAATTGTCCATAGTACCTCCTTAAAAACCATTTTTTATACTGTCACACAATTCTTTGAGAATAAAAAATCCACATATGAAGATTACAGTCAATAGAACAGCGTCCATTATTTTGTCAAAGGGTTAAGTCTAAATTCATAGCTGGGGACATTCAAGTAATCTTCAACGATGGCTTCTATAGCCTGGATTCCATACAATAAGACAGTTGCTCTAAATTTATTTAAATCTCTGTTCTTCTTTGATTCCGTATTTTTGGCAAAAAACAAAGCGGTTTCTCTTTCAAGCCTTAATTCAGCAATTCGGCTGAACAAAATACTTAAATTTTGATTTCTTGTTAGTTTCATTTTGAAACCTCCTATTTGATTTCCGAATACCAGCGATCCACTACGGTCGAGCAAATCGCCCAAGAACGGCGGCCGAAATCCTCGCCGGTTACCGCCCAGCTACCGCTGGGGCTAATACCCTGAAGCTTTTGTTCCCCAAGATAAGTATGGAGAACAAATTCCTGGCCAGCGCGAAGCGCCTTTAGGATGGCTTCGACTTTTGCCCCGTAAGGTGTAAGCCTTGACATTAATTCTTTTTCCTTTTGTGTTTTTTGATTCATTTTTTGAAACCTCCCTTTATCGTTTTGTGTTTCCACTGTACTTTTATTATAACACAGGTAGTATATCTTTGTCAAGTTACGACAGAGTGTGTGTCCAAATTTGCGATATACAACCGGTTGTGGTGTTTGGGCGGTATCGGGGGCTTGGAGAAAGATTCAAAAAAGCCCTCAGGGAAAACCCGGAGCGCCCGGTGGCGGTACCAGTAGGGAGGGCGAGCCCGGAAGGTCAACGGAAGGGCTTCCGTGGTCAGGGCGGAGGTACCGAAAGGATGGGCTGCGATTCCTGAGGCCGCCGGAGGAGGCTTTATTTCGAATCCACCAATTTAACAAGCGCCAGAAAGGCCTTAGACAGAATGATCAAGTAATCCCGGGCTTTAGCCAAAGTGGTAATCTGATTTATAATATAATTCTCCAATTGTTCATAGTCCATGCGGTCCACCACGTCCAAATAATCAAGAGCCTCGGAAATAGCCTCATCAGAAGGAGGATATCGCAGAGGGTGGGTTCCCGCATAGGTATGATTTGCGATCACCTCATAATTGTAGATCGGCTCTTCTGTCTCCGGATCGTACCCTACCACGATCTTGTTCCTGTGTCCCGCCTCTATCCA